TTACTCTTTACAAATAGATCATCTTCGACATCACCTGTCTGTGAAGATACACTTGCCGCTGGTGCAGGGACAGCCCTTCCACCAAGCACTTGTTGCAATTTAGTTTGCAATGCTTCATATGATTTGAAGTTCTTAGGATCAGTAATTTCAGCGAGTGAATACTGCTTTGTCCAGATAGCTTCGATAGCGTCATCACTATCTGCTACTGGTGTTGTAGTCGCTTCGAACTCAGACTTGTCATAGTTTCGGTAACCCTCTACTTGACGAATCTTCAGTTTAAAGTTGACACCTTCCCAGAAGTCGAATGGGTTTAGAGGAGTTTCGTCCTCAAACTCTGGCTTCATTGCTTCGGAAATCTTATCAAAGATTTTCTTACCAAACTTATAAAGGAATACTTGTCCTTCATTTGCAGGGTTAGATGCATCTTTAACAACCACAATGTTTGCATAGTATGCAAGCCTACGCTTCTGCTTACGTGCAATTTCTTTATCGGAATCAACACCACTATTCCATAGTTCGGTGTTTAACTCAGAGACTGGATCTTGTTGACCAAGAGTAGTCAGAGAGTTTTCGATATACCACTTGCCAGTGGAGCCTTGAAAGCCATGATTCCAGATTCTTGCCCATGGGAAATCTTCTCCCTTTGGTGCAGGTAGGAATCGAATAACAGCATAGCCATTACCAGCTTGATCGACTGTGGGTTTCCACTCACGACCATCATCACGGGATTGTGTTGTGGTTGTAGTGGACATTTTCTCAACTTCTTTCATTAAAGAATTAAAGTTGCCGCGGGAATTGCGGAGGTCAGAAAGTGAATTAAAAGACATATTTTTCTCCATTGTTTACGTTATGTACTTAATTTGCGATGTATTTTTTCTGTATGATAACAAAACTCGTCATATAGTTCCTCATCATCATATATTCCATCATATAATAAGTGCTTGTATTTGTCAAGTTTGGTTTTACCCGCACTTGGTACTCTACGAACACGCTTCTCTTCGTCACCACACTGAAATGTGCGATTACGTTTCTTGCCCATCTTTCAGTATACTCCTATTTATACTACTTCCAAGGACTTGCCAGCAGACTTCATTTTGTCTGTGACTCTAACGAACGGTCGATATTTCTTTATTATCAATGATAAATCACTAATAAAAACATCATCCGTTTCGCTATCTACATAATTAAAAATCTTATCTAATATAACAAGAGTTTCAATTGTGATCATTTTAGCATAGTATAATCTAAAAGTCAAGGGGTGTTTAGAACTTTTTTCATAAAAAGGTGATTTAATTTCACTCTTCTCCATTTCTAATAAGATTACTTCCACATCTTGTTGGAATGTATAATCCCTCTTGCCTTTTCTGATTAACCATTGCTTGTATATTCTATTCGCTTCAACATCAAATAACCCACCCCATTTTTCACCACTAACAAAGTTGGCTACTAAGAAGTCTATTATATCACTCCGTTTGTAATCTCTAGCTAACTTTCGTATAGCAGTAAGGTCTTTACGTTTCAGGAATGTTTCTTGCTTTACCTTAACAGCACCTTTAGTTTTGGTAATGTCATAGTCTTTCTTTGTGAAATGTAACTTCAGTGCAAGGTAAAGTTTATAGACTTCAAATGGTTCGGTCATTTTAAATTGGTAACTTGTGCGTCTTATTACCACCTTTCAATAAGTTTAGGTTCTCTGCTTCTGCTTTGATTTTTTCTTTCAATGAAGGTGATAGTAACTTCTTAACACTCTCTACATCGATATCTTTCGCACCACAATAATCAACAATCGCATCAATGAAACTACCAGTCTTAATAGCCAGTCTCTCTATATGTTGTGAGAACGCGATTGATGATTTGAATTCCTTTGTTATGAGAAAGGGGTCATTCATTGAATTCTTATCCGCTGTTACATCTACTACTTTAGGCATTTCGGCTATCTATCTCCTGTAATTTTTCTTTAACTTCAAAATACTTCTTTGCTTCATCAAACTCTCGTTTCCAAAATTTGATGTAGTCAATAACATCATAGTTTGCTACTATGAAAGGGGTTTCACATATAGTATCTTGTGCTTCTCCTTTCTTGTCAAACTCATATACTACAGGATGCTCAAATGCATCTGCAATCTCTTTTATTGAATAAGGATTGCCTGTTCCAAAGTGGGCGTGTCTTGGCTTCTTCTTCATCAGTATTAGGTTTAGTAACCCATCAACAACATCATCAACGTGTGTAAAGTCTCTAGTTTTCTTCCCTGTACCATATATGTGCAATGGAGATTCTATTTGAATAGCATTCTTAAATGATCTGATAACAGTGCTATGAATTCCATAATCTGCTTCTCTTGGTCCATACACATTGTAAAAATATAGTATGTGTGATGGTACATTATACAACTCCCAATACATATCAAGAATATCTTGACTTACCGCTTTAGAAAGAGTGTAAGGATTAGATGTTCTATCAGAGTATATTGTACTAGAACTTGAGGCAAAATACAAGGGGCATTTGAACTTTCTTGCTAATTCCGCAATATGAATTGTTGGATCAATTCCATTTCGTAGAGCCAACAATGGTTTTTCGTATGCTAGTCTAATTCGGGGTGTGTTAGCAAAATGAAATATACCATCATATCTTCCTTCAATGTCTACGCTACAAACTTCTTCCGTGACATACTGGACATTCTCATCCTTGACCACATGGGAACCAGATCGCATATCATCAATCACGACAACTTTATTACCAGTGGCTAGTAATGCTTCCACCAAGTGCGAACCTATAAATCCACAACCACCGGTAACAATATAACAACTCATCTATTACCACTTATATAAAATATATGACTGTCTACTTGTGACACCATCACTAGACTGCTTGCCCAGTATGGATTAACGTAATGTGCATGGTAATGTGTACTGCCATATGTATTGTCATTATGTAATCCCTGCAGAACTTCTTCTGCTAACTTTTCTATTTCCTTATACGCTTTAACTTCACGTACAACATCAGATTTTCCATCACAATACCAGCTAAACTGGCAAGCATTTCTTATAGGAACATCTCTGTTCTTATTTTGTTTCCACCAGTTACTCATTTTAGCTTGATAAACAACACTACAGATAGTGTCAGGAAATCTTTTAGAATTGGCTCTGTTTATTGTCACATTGGCTACAGCAACTTGTCCTAGTTCAGACTCGTTCCTCGCTTCATGGTAAATATTCATTGCCATACATTGGATTTCTTTTTTATCAATTTGTGGTAATGGTTCTACTACTTCTACAATCTCAATCTCATTTAGTTGGACTTCCTGTTTTACTTCTTCTTTGTCTCCATTAAGAAAACATAATAATAGTATTATTGGGCTAATCGTTATAAATGTCGATTTAAGCATATAGTTTATCCTTCTTGCCTTTAAAAGTGGGACCGTTGGATTACAAGGTGGATCCCATACCCCGACTAGCTTATGCGGCTAGTGCAAATACCTCATCGTTGGCATTTATAGGTTTTGTTGCGTTTACGGTAGCTTCCGCACCGATTCTCCACGTACCTTCAGTTGCCTGTCGAACCTAACTCGCCCCCAACATAAGAACACTCGTCAAAATGTGCTTATGGTGGAGGCGGCGGGAGTTGCACCCGCGTCCAAACTTCCTAATATACGCTTCATCAAATCTAGTAGTTCTATTTAGTAGTCTCATATTAATCAATTTCACCAGCTTCAAACATACGTTTACTTTCTAGTAAATAATCGACATAATTATCACGCTTCTCAATGAATATCTGTGGTTGCTCATCATCAACTGCCATTAATATAACAGTTCTATTGATTGCAATGCCAGTCAACTCTTCGTACATGATTGCATACGCGGCACACTGTGCAAAGTAACTTGATATCATTTTGTGAGATTTGAGTCTACGTGAGGTCTTGAAATCTATAATAGACAGTTTACCATCAAACTCTGCAATACAATCACACTGACCAGCAATACCAAGATGGTTACTGAACATGAATGGTTCTACATGATGGATGTTATCGATACGCTCTACAACAGGTCTAAACGTGTTCCAAGTCTCTTGTTCGACTAGGGTCAGTTCTGGTAGAGGTTCATTGTTGATATAGTCTTCACATATCTTGTGAATTTTGGTACCACGTGTAGATGCTTTCTTACTGACTTTATCAGCTTCTACTGATCCAACACGCTGTCTCCATTCGTACAAACCTTTCTTGCCACGACAGGAGAGGACAGTAGTGATAGACGGATATCTATCACCACTATCGGTACAATACATACGCTTTCCATCAATATTCTTTCTGGAAAGACTAGGAAGTTCTGGTAAATCTAAGTGATTAAATATTTTCATAAGACTATTATAGCAAAACAATAGCCAAATGTCAACCTTTTTTACGCTTTTTACGTAATATTTAAAGTCAACAAAATCAATGACTTAGCTACCATGCACATCCTCATAGCGCATTCTTGCTACAATATACTCTTTGACGAACTTGCTCCTAACAATATCGTCTGGTGTGAACTCCATTATTTTGAAAGACTTCATATCTTCCGCAATTACCATAAATTTCTGTAAGCCAGAATTATCTGCTCTATTCTTATATAGGTCAGACTGCCTAAAATCTCCACACATCACTATCTTACTATTATCTCCCACTCTTGTCAAGACTGAATTTAGCTCCATATCGTTCATATTCTGGCACTCATCAACAATTATGACTGCGTTATCCAGAGTTATGCCTCTAACAAACGAGGTAATCATCCACTCCACATACTTATTTTCGATGAGCCGCTTGAATGAACCCCGTTTTTGTGGAATAAGTTTTTCGCACATATCAATATAGGGTTGCATATAGACAGCAGTTTTCTCATCTTGATCGCCAGGCAAATGTCCGATATCTCTTGAAGGGACAGCCGAGCGAATAATGACTACTTTTTCGTATCTGGAGGATGGATCTAGAACTTCCTCTAGTGCTTTATAGAGGGCTATGAATGTTTTCCCTGTACCAGCTGAACCATGTAGTAACATAGCGTTTGCTGTGGGATATTGAGAGAAGAATTGACCTTGAGTTTCTGTAAGGGCTCCTATTGTCTTTAGGTCATCAATTTTAATTTTACATTGATTATTTTTTGTGGTTGGCGAATTTCATCTTCGTATTGAGAAATTACCTGAAGATTGGATTTCCGTCTTGGCATATTTGTGTAATCCTAGTTGGTTAGTGAAAACTTACTTTTGCTGTAGTGATGATATAGGAATTACTTCGATTGAATTAACAATTTTTAAGATCGCCTCCTTTGCTGGTTGTGAAAGAAATTTATTGTCTAAACAGACGTTCATACGGACCATAACGAATACTGGATCCATTAATTTTAGATCCTTCCGCGCGTATTTTTTTGTGGAATCTTGCTCTTCACAGAGGTTGACACAGAGTAAGACCACTTCTATTTGATCTTCCGTGTAAAGGTTTATACGATAACCAGATGGTTCATATTCTGGTGATCTCGCATTCAATGGAAACTGAATGACATTGCTCATAATTCTATTTAGCTTTTTCGGGTGTTAGCAATTCAATTAATCTCTGTGCATACTGGTCATGTGCATATTTATTAGGATGACCTCCTGCACTATAATATTTTTTACCCTTTTCCTCTAAACTGTTGGTATACCAGTTGAATGTTGCAATACGTATAGGATTTATACAAAGAGATACTCCATTCATTTCTCTTGCTATATTATCAATGATTTTTCTAAATTTCCATTCATTCCTGACTATATCCGGTTTCTTTTTAAGTTTACGATCATATGGAATATAGTCTCTCATTAAGTTCCATGTAGGATGTTCATACATCGGTATGAAGAACAATGGAGCACCTATAGATTTACATAACAACATAACTTGATGCATCGTTGTGTAGTATTGGTACAACATCTTAAAGTCGTTATAATGATTAACTATAGTCTCATCATCTGCAATTTTATTCAGCACATCTGGTTTACCCAATTGTAAAGACATTGGGTGTCCATCATCTTTATCAAAGTGCATAATACGGGTTATCATTGTAACACAAAAGAACACTGCATGGTTACGCTCTATTCTTTGTTTCATTATATCTTCAAGTAAGATGTATGCACTCTGCTCATTTGATGCACCCCAAAATGCATTATTGATAACTGGTATATCAAAATGATCACCAACAGTCTTTGGGAATGCTTGCCGTTTGTCAGATTTTTCGCACGCCAATAGTTCTTTTCCTGCCAAAGGAACATAGTCTTTATCTCTTGGAACAGTCAATTCATCACCAGCTGGCATCGAACATCCATATACATGAATCTGTTCTATATCAACCTTTCTGGTTTTCATGTGGAGTATTTCAGCCATCTACATTATTTTCCTCTTTGTCAACTCACTCACATGATTTAAATTGTGTGCTAGTATGGGTCCCATTTCTTTTAAAAGAAATATTAAATCTTCCTTACTTTTATTTAGAATATCATCCACGATATCCATTACCATAGCAAATCTTTTTCCATGATCCAATTCTTCATCATAAGACTCATCCCAAAAATTACTAAACGTCTGAAATCCTAATCTTCGTATTTTGTCTAATGTTTTTGGTGGGGCTAATAACACAAAAGGTCTGTGCATCAACATAGGTTTTAATGTCTTCTCTGACCAGAATCTGGTTTGTGTATCCCACAGAGTTTCTGGTACAACTGTTA